ACCGAGGTGGGGCTCTACAACCTCCGCGGCCTCACCGTGCTGCCGGAATTGCCGGCCGCGACCGAGGTAGGGCTCTACAACCTCCCCGGCATTTCGGCCGGCAAAGATTCGCGCGGCTATTGGTTCGTGCCCGCAAAAATCAAGGGCGAGTGGAGGATCATCGCCGGGTGCCGGAATTTATCGATCGACGCGGCACGAAAACATTGGGGACCCGGCGGCGTCAGCGATCGTCCGGATTGCCTGAAGCTGGTCGAGAGGTGCGTGGCTATGATCGGAATGGGCATCCGGCATGATTGATTTTATGTTATATTGCTTCCACTTACGGAGGGACCGGGTTCATGTGGCGGTGGCGAATGCTTGGGCAGCCCAAATTGGCGCCCCAGCCGGCCATCGGCGACAGCGTGCTGATCCCGATCTACATTCGCAAATTCAACCCCGACAATCCTCGCGACCACGCGGGCGAAGCCTACATCAACGTGCGGGCCGGCCTCGACCGCGCCCCCATGTACGTCAGCACGCGGGAACTCAGCGGTCAGGCGCATATGCGGGTGACGGTGCGGGGCTTCCGGTGGCGAGGCGTGCTCATCCGGGTCGAAGCCAAGTCGGTCCCGGGCCTTCGCCAGTTATTCTGGATTCGTCGCAAGAGCATCGTCGGGCCGGCTGATCCGTCACGTTAAGCCGTCATGAACCTCCGCGACCCTAGAAAGGGCTGCCGGAGAGCATGCGATGCCCGACCGTCATGCTGCCCCATCGCCCTACCGGCTGATCTTCCTGCTGCCGGCAGTGCTCGGATTGGTGCCGCAGGGTCGGCATGTCCCATGCCTGATGGGGTGCTTGGTGACGATCGATCGCGCCGGTCTCGTAACTGTCGCCGGCCCTTCGCGAGAGCGGGTTTTCGAGCAGACGGCTCGATTCCTGCGCATTTTGATGCGCCGCAATCCGCCGCCGCCGACCTCCATCGCCGCCGTCATGAGCCATCCTGCTTCCCCGTGGGGCCGCATCGGCTGGCAGATCATCGTCGGCGCCGATATTTCCTTCGCCCCGACCTCGATCGAGCCCACCATTGTTCCGGCCGGAGTCGCGCATGGCTAAAGGCCGTCCGAAAAAGCCCGGCAAGCGCCATCCCGGCGGCCAGCTTATCCAGGAGCCGGAGGGACCATCGCTCGCCGGCTGGCACCGCATCCGCGAGGACGCCGTCAAGCTCGGCTGCAATCCTCTCATCGCCACCCAGCTCGGCCGCCTCGGCTACGCCGGTAGCCTGACGCCCGTAGAAGTAGCAACCGGATTCCGCATTGCAGAAATCTATGGCCGTTACGACCGCTCGATCGGCCGGAGGCGGTCGGTCGCTTCGCCGTCCTATGAACTGGGCCGTGGTCGCGATACGGCGGCCATCGAGAGCGAGGAAGCACGGGAGCGTGCCCAGGACGTCGCGCGCGCGTTCGGCACCCTGCAGGCCGAAATCGCGCTCTGCCCGCGCCAAGTGAAAGGGCCGCTTGAAGAGCTGTGCGTCGAGGATCGCGCCTGCCCGCCGGGATGGCTGCCGGCGGTGAAGATCGCGCTGGGAATCCTGGCGGATGCATTGGGGATCAAGCGGCGGCCCGGAAGAAAGCGAATGGGGAGTAGCGAACTAGCGAGTAGAAGGGACGCTTCCCTACTCGCTACTCGCTACTTCGCCACTCGCTCCTTAAACTCCGAGCGCGAAGCCTTCATCGAGACGGTGACCCGACTCGGCCTGGTTGACCCGGCGGACGCGGCCGGAGTTTATGGGCATTTTCGGGCGTTGATGGAGCGGGAGCGGCATCGGAAAGACAAAATCAAATGAAGCTTAAGATTATCGGCGGCCCGCGCGATGGGCAATTTGCGGATTTAACGCCGGGAGCGCGCGACATCGAATTGCCCGATCCTCCGGGCCGACTGAACGTGTTGACGCGATCGGGCGTCGCTCCGGCGATGGTCGAAGTGTCGCACACGTATTATACGGTTCGCGAACTTCATTGTTCCAATAAGTGGCGGCTGAGATTTCTTACGCCGGCCGATTGGCCTGACTGGAAAGCGATCGAGCATCAATTTCGCAAATAAATCGGCTCTTGACTCTTTCGCTACCGCGCCGCAGAATTCATGAAATTCCAGATTGACGACATATGCCCGCCGCATCTTTGCGCCGCGGGTTTTTTCGTATGGCCCCACCCGCGGGCCTCGGCGGCCCGGCATCTTCCCCAGCCCCCCAGCCCACGAATGCCGGGCCGCCACTTCCTCCAAGGTCATCCTGACGCATGTCCAGCGGCCATCGCCATGCCGAGCCCAAGACGCCGGCGGAACTCTCGCGCATGCTCGGCGAAGGCGATACGCCCGATCTGCTGGCGCGGGCGGTCAGGATCGACACCACCCGGGACGTCCCTTACGCGGGCGGCATCAGCGCGGACGGCAAGACCGTCTACATCGATCGCCGGCTCCATGCCGAGGTAATGGCCGGCGATGTCCGCGTCCGCGGCATCGCGCCGAAGGAACTGATCGGCGCCTGGATCGAGCACGAGCACACCGAGTGGTCGGTGGACGCCGGCGACAATCCGGTGGACAGCTACGGGGCCGCGCACGCCTATGCGTCGGCCAAGGAAAATGAGCGTTACGAAACTCTGGGACGCAATCCCGATAGCGTGAATGAGACGACCGATGCGGCGATCGACCGCTGCGTGAAGCGCGATCCGGTCAATCCGCCCAAGGATCTGTGGTGCGGCCCCTATCACGACACGGCCTTCACGGATGACGGCCCCGACGGCAAGCGCGCCAAGGAATTGCTGCGCATGTTCCGCGCCAGAGGTGTCGTGGATGCCTTCAAGGAATCCAAGATCGCGGTGCATTACGGCATGGGGCCGGACAAATGCGCCAACTGCGTCCACTTCGGCCGCGACACCGCCATCCGCAAGGCGCTCGGCAATGGCGACATCGCCCCCTGCGAAATCGTCTGCGGCCTCGTGCGGGCCGATCGCGATTGCGATCGCTACCAGGAGAATTGACATGCGCTCTCTCAACTCGCTGATGGCCTCGGGTGCAATCAGCGCCAAGGCTGCCGCGAAGTTCAAGCCCGCGATTCTGCGCCAGACCCGTGCGCAAAAAGGCAAGATGGCCAGGTTCGACGGCCGCAGCAAGGACGAAGGGTCCGCGCACAAGAAGGCCGAAGTGCCGAGCAATCACATCAGCCATCCGACCAATCAGCGCGATCGCGTCGGCTCGACTCCAAGCAAGGGCGGACAGGCGCGCGGCGGAACGGTGCCGACTCGCAAGCAGATCGACCAGGCGCCGTTGCAGGGCAAGAAATGGATCCCGGGCAGCGGCGTCAGCACGAAAAATCCTAAGACCGGGAATACGCGGATGAAGGGGACGATCGCCAACACCGGCGGCCCCTACGGCGGCGGCGGACGCGATACGCAATAGACCTCGCGCCCGAAATATGATTCTCCTGCGGTGATCGCAATTCGCGATTTCACACGAGGAGTATCAAATATGGCCAAGAAGGCCAAGCGCGGCCCCGGCCGCCCGAAAAAACCCGCCGCGAAGACTGCGCTAGCGAAAGCCGGCGCCGCCAAGACGCGCAAACATCACGCCAAGAAGGCGCGATAACGCGACGGCCCGGTCCGGTGAGACGGCCGGGCCTTTTCAGTCTTCGAGAAGCCCTCGGTCTTCGAGAAGCCCTCCGACGAAGGAATTCCATCATGGGTGAACATCCGCGCCGTAATGACGACACCGCTGAAATGACGCAGGGCGACGGCGCCGGCGTCGTGCTCGCAATGCAGATTCGCGAACGGCTCGATCCGTTGATTGCCGAGTGCGAAAACCAGATGAAACACAACGGGCCGTGCTCGCCGAGCATCATTGCGCAGCTCAAGGCTCTTCGCGAATTGGCGAGCTGAACAAACTTCGAGAAGCCCTCAGTTCGATGCCCTCGACCTCGCCTCTTCAAGCCAAGACCATGTCGGCCATCGCGCACGGCTGGCGCCCCACCGGCTCCGCAGCGGGAATTCCGGTGAAAGTGGCGAAGGAATTTCACGCCGCCGACAAAGGCAAGAAGTACGGCGCCAAGGTCAAGTCGCTGCGCAAGCGCGGCCTGATCTCCGATCGGGCGCATCAGAGGATGAGCGCGTGAGCCGCCGGAAATAGAAATTAATAGAAATGGCCGGTCGACCCCGCGGCATCCCCAAAACAGGTGGTCGGAAGAAGGGCAGCACCAATAAAATCAATGCCGATTTGCGCCTGGAGGCCCAGAAATATACGGCGGAGGCGCTATCAGCTCTCGTGCTGGCTCTCAAGGACCCGTTTCAATATGTGGCGGCAGCAAAGATCATCCTCGCCTACGGCCATGGTGCGCCGCGTGCGGCCATCGATATCAACGTGAAGCCGGTGTATGTGATTGCTGACCGACCTCTCGACTCGGATGAGTGGACGGCAAAATACGCCGAGCCATCTTGCGAACCAGGACCAACCAAACCAACCAAGCCAGCGCGTCGCGTGGCAACCGCAAAAAGGCCCACAAAGCGCGCTCGTTGATTGCCCGCTGCCGGAAATCTTCTTCGGCGGCGCCCGCGGCGGTGGCAAAACCGATGGCGTGCTCGGCAAATGGGCGCTGAAGGAAAGGCGCTATGGCGCTGCCTTCAACGGCATGATGTTCCGCCGGACGATGGTAGCCTCGGAAGACGCCATCGAACGCAGCCGCGAGATTTACGGTGCCCTCGGCGCCAAGATGATCGAGGGCAAGTGGCGGATGCCGCATGGCGGGCGTATCGGTTTCGGCTATCTCGATTCGATCAAGGATGCGGACGCCTGGCAGGGCCGCAATCTCACTGACGTATGGATCGAGGAAGCCGGTCTTTATGCCACGCCGGACGCCATCTGGCGCCTGTTCGGCGTACTCCGCTCGGTTCATGGGGTGCCGGTGCAGATGATTTTGACCGGCAATCCGGGCGGCCCCGGTCAGCACTGGATTCGCAGCCGCTACGAGCTGCATCCGTTTCCGGTGAGGCCGCGGGCGCTCGCCCGCAAGCTGCCGAACGGCAGTTCGCATGCGGTCGCGGTGATCCCGTCGCGGCTGCGCGACAACGCGATTTTGATGGAGCGCGACCCGACTTACGTCAACCGGCTCTACCTGGTAGGTTCCGCCCAGCTCGTCAAAGCGTGGCTTGACGGCGATTGGACTGCGATCGAGGGAGCGTTCTTTGACTGCTGGTCGCAAAAGAACGTCATCCAGCCAATGGAGGTCCCCAAGACGTGGGTCCGCTTTCGCTCTGCGGACTGGGGTAGCGCCTCTCCTTTCAGCGTCGGATGGTGGGCTGTCGTACAGGATGATCATCAACGGCCGACCCTGCCGCGTGGCGCTATGGTTCGTTATCGCGAGTGGTACGGCTCAACCGATCCCGCGGCCGGGGGCAAAGGCCTCAAGCTGACCGCGGAAGCCGTCGCCGACGGCATCGTTTCACGTGAAAAAGACGATCCGCGCCTCGCCTATGCGGTGCTCGACCCGGCGGCTTTTGCGGTCGATGGAGGCCCGTCGATCGCGGAGCGGATCAATTCCAAGCTCGCGGCCCGCAAGATGGCTTCGTTCCGGGCCGCCGACAACACCCGCGTCGCCCAGAACGCCGGCCGCGACCGTCGCGGCCCCATGAACGGCTGGGACGCCATGCGGGCCCGGATCATCGGCAACGCCGGTGTCCCGATGATCTACTGCTTCGACACCTGTACGGCGTCGATCCGCACCATCCCGCTCCTCCAGCACGATCCGGCGCGGGCCGAGGACCTCGACACCGAGAGCGAGGATCATGCCGCCGACGATTGGCGCTACGCCTGTTCGAGCCGGCCCTGGATGCGGACGCCGGAGAAACAGGATATACCGAAGGACGCCTATGCGCCGCCGGGCGAGCCGCTGGAGCATGACGTGCAGTCCTCGGTGAAGTTGCTATGAGCTTCCTCCTCCCCGATCAGGAAGAGCGCGAATTCAATGCCGGGGTCAACATGATCCTGGCCAAGCTCTGCGACGGCGCCCGCATCAGCACCTTTCGGGTTGCGGAATCGAGTCCCCTTGCCGCCGGCAAGGCTTCGACAAGCGCTCAGCCCTACGGCCTCATCATGCAGCTCGGGGGCAAGCGTAAGACGGTGACGAACGAAAGTCCGTTCTGCCACGCTTCGCAGGATGATATCGTCGCCATGGTGACGGAATGGGTGGCGAGCCTGCGGCAGGGCGAGCGATGGACGACGGACGAGCGATATGCCTAAGCCCAAAGCCGGCAATGCAAAGCACAAGGCCGCCAATAAGGCAAAGAAGGACGAGCGCCAGGCCTTCCTGGACGGCCTCACGCATGTCGACGTATTCCCCGATGCCAAAGCGGCCTGGGATGACCTAGTCGCGGACGCCATGCTCGGCAATCTGACGCCCAAGCAGCTCCAGGATGCCCGGTTCATCTTCATGTCGGGGTACCAGCGCGCCGCCAACCTGTTCATTTATTGCGCCGGTTGCACCCAGTCGATCGATATTGCCGCCGACCAGGCGACCAAGGACTGCATGGACTACGAACAGGAAGCGCAGGCCGTGCTGGCGCAGCGCAAGGCGGACGCACCGCCGCAAGGCGATGCCTGACCCCGACGCCGCCCGCGTCATGCGGGCAATCGACAAGCTCTCCGAACCGATGCGCGACCTGGCGAACGAATTCGGCGCCCAGGTCGTGCTTGCCATGATCGCGGACGGCCACAGCAGCGCAAAGAAACTCCGGACGGAACTTGAAACGTGGCGCGACAAGCGGCAGGCGGAATGGTTGGCAACGGATTATAAAATCAAGGTATCCGCATTTGATCAACCAAAACCGAAGCCACGACCCGCGCCGAAGCTTTCGCAAGAGCTTTTGTTGACCGAACTGTTCCCCGATCTCTGAGTAATCCATGCCCGCGAACTTCGTCTCCCGGACCGGCACCGTCGGCAATTGGGGCACGCATTCGCCCGACGAATTCGATTGGTCCGGCGACGCCGACGGAATGTTCCCGGTGTCGCGCCTGCGGCAGCAATACCTCGACTATCTCGCCGCCAAGGTGCTCGAATACGAAGAACAGAAGTTATCGCGCCATTATTACCACGGCGCGCAATGGACGCCGGAGGAAATCCGCGTCCTTCGCGAACGCCGGCAGCCGGTCATCACCTACAATCGCACTGCCCGCAAGATCGACGGCGTCGCGGGCCTGTTGCAACGCCTGCGCCAGGACCCCAAGGCCTATCCGCGCAACCCGCGTAATGCCGACGGCGCCGAGATCGCGACGCAATCCGTGCGCTCGGTGCTCGATGCCAACGAATGGCAGTTCCTCGACAATTACTGCGCCACCCAGGCCGCCACCGAGGGCATCGCCGGCATCGAACTCAAGTTGATCGAAGGCGACCATGACGATCCGGACGTGGGGGCCGATTTCATTTTCGGCGACGATTTCTTTTACGATCCTCGCAGCTTTAAGCCTGATTTTTCCGATGCGCGCTATATGGGAATTGCGAAGTGGCTCGATGTAGAGGCCGCCATCGAACTATTCCCCGACAAGGAGGAAGAGCTTCGCACCCTGATGGTGGAAACCGGGTTCGATCTCACTACTCACGCGGATCGCGAATACAAGTGGGTTTATGTGAACGAGCACCGGCTTCGGCTCGTGGAACATTGGTACAAGCATCGCAATCGCTGGTATTGGGCATTCTATTGCAGCTTCATTCTATTGGCCCAAGGCGAGTCGCCGTTCCGCGATGAAAAAAAGCGGTCGATGAACCGGTTCATCATGTTCTCGGCCGCGGTGGATCACGACGGCGACCGCTACGGCTTCATCCGCAATCTCAAAGGTCCGCAGGACGAGCTGAACCAGCGCCGCTCCAAGGCGCTCCACATCTCCAATGTCACGAAGCTCACGCTGCAGAAGGGTGCGGTCGACGATGTCGAGACCGCGCGGCGCGAGAACGCGCGGCCCGACGGCGTCGTCGAATACAACATGGGCTTCGATGCGCCGACGCCGGCGGATAAGACGCAGGACCTGCAAGCGCATCTCGCCCTGATGCAGGACGCCGGCCACGAAATCGATTCGTTCGCCAACATCAACCCGGCAATCCTCGCCCAGGACGGCCAGAACGAGCATTCCGGCGTCGCCATCAACTTGTTGCAGAAGGCCGGCATCGCGGAAATCGGATCGTTCCTGCGCAATTATCGCGCCTGGAAGATCAGGGTTTATCGCGCGGTGTGGAATGCCATCCAGCAGAATTGGACTTCGGAGCGCTACGTGCGGATCAACCAGTCGGACGGCCTGGCGCAATTCCTGCATCTCAACAAGCTCGGCCTCAACCAATGGGGCCAGCCGACCATTGTTAATGCGGTGGGCGCGCTCGATGTCGACATCATGCTTGATGAAGGCCCCGATAACGCGAACCTGATGCAAGACGCCTACGAGATGATCAAGGACGATCCGACCATCCCGTGGCAGATCAAGCTCGAGTTCATGCCGATGCCGTCGAGCATGAAGAAGTCGATCGAACAGAAACTCGCGCAGGCCGAACAGCAGGCCGCCCGGAAGCCCGATCCGAAGGCACAGGGCGAAATGATCAAGGCGCAGACCGCCCAGCAGAAAGGTCAAGCCGAGATCGCCAAGGCGAAGATCGCGGCCCAGGCCGAACTGATGAACGCGCAGCAGGACCAGGCGCAGGCCCAGGTCGACGCCCAAATGCAGCGCGAGCGCGAGGCGGCCGACCGCGAGAAGATCCAATTGGAGATGGAGCGGACGCGACGCCAGCACATCTTCAAAATGCAAGAGCTTCAGGAACAGCGCCGTACGCAGCAAATTCAGCATGCGCAGAAGCGCAAGGCCGCGGCGCGGCCCAAGAGGAATGCGGCATGAAATTTCGCAAAATTGCTATAATTGCCGTCGCTTGCCTCCGGGCCTCGCTGGCGTTCGGACAGGCCAATAATTCCAGCAACTGGCAAACGCCGGGAAACCAAATCGTTCCCGGCGTCGTCGAAATGTGTGTCACCGGCGGCAATGCGGCCGTGCCATGTAGTGCCGCTACACCGCTGCCGGTCACGCAAGGCACTATTGCGGCGGGAACGGCCGGGGCCGGATATCCGCCCGGCGCAACTCCGGTCTCGAATGCGGCGACCGGAACCACCGCCGGTGCGACGGCGACACTTCCCGCGGCGGCCGGAAAGTTCACCTACATCTGCGGATTCAGCGTTTCTCCCGGCAGCGCCACGACGGCAATTACCATCAACGTGGTGATGACGGCTGCCGGCACCTTTACGTTTTCGGTCGGCGCGCCGGTTACGGCCGTCGGCACCACCGGGGCAAACATTATTCATCCGATTACGCCGTGCATCCCCGGCAGCGCCGTCAATACCACCGTCACGGTCGCGGCGGGCGCACTCGGCGCCGGAGGCGTCAATCAGGACGTCAATGCCTGGGGCTTCCAGCAATAGGCCATGCGCCATAGCCTGATCGATGCCCATGCCATCAAGGAATTGCGCAATCGCAACATCGAGCTTGCAAAGCAGCTCGTGGCCAAAGGCGCATTGGTGACCGCCCAGCGGACCGAGATCGGCCGCCTGCGCAGAGAGATCGCCCGGCTTCAGCGAAATGAAGCCAAGCCCAAGCGGAGGGCTGGAGGAACGAGTAGCGAAAAGAGCGAGTAGGGAAATAGCGAGGTAGCGAGTAGAGGAGCTTCCCTATTCGCTACTCGCTACTCGCTAGTTCGCTATTTCGCTACTTCGCTACTCGCTCCTCCAATTCCGCCCCGTCCCGGCCGAACGACATCGACTGACCGCGCCAGCCGGCGGATTCCGGGCTGACCCGCGCACACCGCGAAACCGTGTGAGAACCCCATGGCAAAAACCCCCAGAGCTACTCCTCCGCTGGAGGAGCTGATCGGCGAAGCGATCGCCGAAACGGAACAGGAAATCTTCGACGAAGCGACCAACCGGGAGCCCGACGAAAACGACGGCGATCGGTCGCTTGAGGAAATGGATACCGATGACGGCTGGCCGACCGATGAGGACGGTGAGCTCGAGGAGGGAGACGAGGACGACGAGGACGAGCCGCAGGACGAGGACGAAGGCGAAGGCGACGAAGAGCCGGACCGCACCGAACCGGATGATCGTGACGGCCGTATCGCCGCGCGCGATCGGGAACCCGATCGGCGCGGACGTATTCCGTCTGCCAGGCTACGCGAAGAAGCGGAGGGCCGCCGTGTCGCGGAGGCCGAACGCGAGACCGAACGTCAACGCGTGCGCCGGCTGGAGGCCGAGATCGAGGCCCTCAAGCGCGATAGAGAGCCCAAGGCCGAAGAGCCGGAAAAGCCCGACATCTTCGCAGATCCGGATGCCTGGGCGCGCCGGCAGCGCGAGGAGATCGAGCGCAGCCTGACCGAGCGCCATGTCAACTCCTCGTTCTCGGAAACCGCGGAAGAGCATGGCGAAGCCTTCACCGAAGCCTTCCGAGCGCTCACCTCGCAGAATCCGCAGGATCCTGCCGCCCGTGCCCAGGTGCAACGCATCTGGAATGCCCCCAATCCGGGCAAGGCCCTGATGCGCTGGCACAATGAGCAACAGGTGCTGCGCGAGATCGGCGGCGATCCGCAGGCCTATGAGCGCAAGGTCGCCCAGCGCCTCCTCGAGGATCCGGACTATCGTCGGGAACTCACGCAGGCACTCAGCGGGGATGCCCGCGCCGCCGGGCGTTCCCGAGTCGAGCGCGCGATCGAGCGCGGCACCGGCGAGGTCGACTCCAAGACCGTCCGCCGTCTTCCGCCATCCCTCAATTCCACTTCCGGCGGCGCCGCCCATCGCTCCCGCGATGCCGGCCCGCGCTCCGATCGCTCCACCGAACAGGAAATCTTCGAATCCGCGTTTGAGTAATTGTCGGCGAAAAGAGCGAGTAGGGAAGTAGCGAGTAGCGAATAGGGAAGGCTTTCTTCTACTCGCTATTTCGCTACTCGCTACTCGCTCCCTTAGTCGGCCCCTGACGAACCCGCCCTCACCGGCGGGTTTTTATTGAAAGGACCGGCACATGGCCGTCACCACTGTCTCCTCCAACAACAAGCTGATCGTGTTCCGCAAGGAAGTGACGCGCGAATACATTCGCCAGAACCTCTTTGCGCCCTATATCGGAACCGAACTGACCGCCATCATTCGGGTCATCAACGACCTCAAGAAGGGCGGCGAACAGATCAACATTCCGCTGATCGCGCGTCTCAAGAACCAGCCGATCTCGACCGGCACCTTGGTCGGAAACGAGGAATCGATCGACAACTACGGCGACCGCATGTGGATCGACTGGGCGCGCAATGCCGTCCGACTGCCGCGGTCGGAAGAGCAGAAGAGCAGCGTCGACCTGTTCGGCCAGGCGCGTCCGTTGCTCGATGATTGGGGCAAGGAACTTCAGCGCGACGAAATCATCGACGCCTTCTATGCCGTCCCGCTTGCCTCGACCGCTCCCGTCGGTCTCGGGTCGGTCAACGGCCAGCGCGTCAACGGCGCGCTGTTCGACGGCGCGACCGCCGCCCAGCGCAATACCTGGCTGACCGACAATGCCGACCGCGTATTGTTCGGCGGCGCCCAGGGCAATCTCTCCGCCGGCAACTGGGCGACTTCGGCCGCCAACATTACCTCGGCAATGACCGCGTCGGCCGCATCGCTCAACAAGATGAAGCGGCTCGCCAAGAAGGCCAACCCGCGGCTGCGGCCCTACAAGCTCAAGAACGGCCGCGAATACTTCGTGGTGTTCGCCGGATCGAATCCGTTCCGCGATCTTCAGAACGACACCACCGTGATCACGGCAAACACCCAATCGCGCCCCCGCGAAGGCGATGGGCTCGACAAGAACCCGTTGTTCCAGGACGGCGACCTGCTCTACAACGGCATGATCATCCGGGAAGTGCCGGAGCTCGACGTGCGGCTGCCCACCACCTACACCACGGCGGGCTCGGCCGGCATCCAGATCGCGCCGATCTTCCTGTGCGGACAATCCGCCATGGCCTGGGCATGGGGCCGCATGCCCACCCCGACGTTCCTCAAGGAAGACGATTATCAGTTTTTCCGCGGTGTCGGCGTCATGATGGCGTACGGCATGAAGAAGATCGCCAAGGCGAACCCCACCAACAATTACAAGGAATGGGGCGTTTTCACCGGATACTTCGCTGCGGCGAATGATCAGTAAGAGCGTAAGGGGGCGAGTAGGGAAGTAGCGAGGTAGCGAGTAGAGGAGCTTCCCTACTCGCTATTCGCCACTTCGCTACTCGCTCTTTTCGCCTGTTTTCCCCTCCATTCGAAAGGATCATCCCCATGCGCAACTTCCTGCGCTCCATTACCACGCGCGTTCGCGACGCCGCGATCGCCGGCCTTGTCGGACTTGGCATCGGCTCGTTTCTTATCGGTCCGGCGGCGCTCGCTCTGGTGTTCCCGGGCCAATTCGCGCCGCGGGCATTTCCGACCCAGCAGGTCCATTACGAGCGCCATGTCATCAACATTACGGCGACGAACTTCCAGGCCGACCAGGCGCAGAACACCTGCATCTTCGTCGGCCTGACCTGTTCGATCCGGGTGGCGGCGCTGCCTTACAATGCGTTCGTGGTGCGCGCCTATCAGCAGGTGGTGACGGCCTGCAATGCCGCCACCACCTGCACCTTGGCGGTCGGCACCACTTCGGCGGCCGTCAACCTTGTGGCGGCACAGACCATCGCGGCTATCACCGGCTCGACCGCGCTGACCGTCGTCGCCGCCAATGCCGGCATCGCGGCGACCGGCAACGGCATCGCCCAGACCGGCGCCAACGGCGGTTTCGATGTGTGGCTCACCGTGACCTATACGGGCGCGGCGCCATCGGCGGGCACCGTTATCGTCGTGCTCGAATACTTCGGCCCGAACGATGGCGGCTGCATCTATGTGCCGATGGGCTCAACCGCCGGCGCGTGCTGATTTTCAGAAAGCGAAATAGCGAAGTGGCGAATAGCGAGTAGGGAAGCGTCCCGTCTACTCGCTAGTTCGCTACTCGCCTTCTCGGAGCCTTCCCATGTCCACCACCAATGACGCCCTTCTGGTCGCGCTGGCAGCCGATGGCTTTACCGTCCTCGACGATCTCGGCGCGCCGAATGCCGCAAACCAGAATACCGGCACGGCGCTGCCCGGACCGGCAAATCGTTTCACGACATCGGTTGCGACCGGCAGCGCCACTCTCAAATCGATTATCTCCAACGAATGCTCGTTTCTGTGCTTCGTCATCAACGACTCGCCCAATTCGATAAACGTCTACCCGTTCCCGGGCGAGAAAATGAACGGCGTCGCCAATGCCGCCTTCGCGGTGCCGGCCGGTCAGTCGGGTTTCTTCCTGCGCATTCCGCCGACGATCGGCAAGGGCGGCGGCGGCGGCGGCACCAACGATTGGCGTCCGGCCGTCGTGCCGTAATCTCCGTAAATAGAGAAATCGCGAGTAGCGAATAGGAGTACAACCATGGCCAAAGCTTCTACGGTACGAAAAGTCGCCGCCCCGGAGCCGGAACCGGCGCCGGCCAAATCTCCGGCCCGCGGCGTCAACGTCACTTACATTCCGCTTAACGATCATGACCCGCACACCATGGTATGGAACGGCGTGAAGTTCCATGCCCGCGTGCCCGTCATTCTCGATCCGTCGAAACATTTCGTGGTTGCGCCGCTGCCGAAAGAGCACATCCTGCCGGACGGCACGGTGCAGACCCGCCACAGCGAAGGCAAGGTTTCGATGATCGAGCTTGCCAAGGCCAATCCGTCATTCCAGGTCGAAGGCTTCCCGCGCGCCAAGGTGAAGACATCGAAGCGCATAGTGCCGCCGCCCGGCAAGGACTGGGACGAGAGCAATGATGCCGAGTTGATCACCGAACAGGAATGGACCAACGGCAACTGGACCTCCGGGGAAGAGGCGGCCTGATAGATGGCCACCGGCGGGCGCTACCGCAATCAGAACGACCTGATCACCGAAGCTCTCGCCAATCTCGGCGTCCTCGCACCCGGCCAATCCGTCGATGTCGAGGACTTCAATTACGTCCAGGAGAAGCTCGACTCGATCTTCCGCAAGCTTGCCGCCTTGGAAATCTGCGTCGTCGCAGACGCCAATAACATCCCCGGCGAATGGTTCTCCGACTTGGCCGACGTCGTGGCCGGGGAATGCTGCACCAAGTTCGGGGTGACGCCGGACGACTATACCAAGCTCATCAACAAGGGGCTGGGCGGGGTCAACGGCGTCGATGTCGGGACGGGGGCGGCGGCAAAGTCGCTGCGGGCCATCAATCGCGGGCGCTATACCGGCGAGCGGCTGCGGACGGAATATTTCTAGTGAGGCTCTCGAACTATGCCTGTCGATCCTTCGGCTCTCGCAGCTCGCGGGCTCATCAGCGACGATGCCTTGGAGAACCTGCTTTCCCGAGTCGCCGACGTGCCGGGCAATCGCGGATCGTATCCGCCCGGTCAGGGACCGGGCGGCCCCGAAATGGCTCCCCGCGGAAGTGCGCGAACTTACACCGGGGCATCGGGCGAAAAAATCGTTGCTCCGGTGCGTGGCCAGATGGCCGGCGTTAATTACGAAGTCACACCCGAACAAGCCGATCAATTGCAAATTGCGCGCAAGGCGGGCGCCGGCCGGGCTGAAATTCAGAAGATGGTAGATTCATTCACTGCCAAGCCCGCATCCGCGGCAACCGGGACTTTCCCGCCGGAATTGGAAGACGCGTACCGGAATTACAAGCGCGGCGGACCGACCGGCGCCAACAAGGCGTTGTTCGAAGCGCGCTGGGAAGCCGACCGCGCGGAACTCAAGCGCAGGCGAGGCTGGTAAATGTCTCCGCGCGGCAAGGTCGACATCCCATGGCCGCTATCGAGCTTCCCGGGCTCGACGCCGCAGGAATCCGCCGGCCGCCTCATCAACTGCCATTCCGAACCGTTGGGCGAGAACGGCCCGGCCCGCGCTGCCTATCATCGGTCGCCCGGGCTGACGCAATATGCCTCGACCGCGAACACCGGCTACCGCGGCGGCCTGATCGTCAACAACCTGTCCTACGAGACCTGGTCCGGAACCGCCGCCACGGTCGACGGCAGCGGCAACGTCGTCGTGCTCGGTGCTTTTGCGGGCACCAAGAAGGTCACCATCGCGCGCAATCAGTCGGCGACCCCGAACGTGGTGGCGGTCGATATCGACAACGGCGCCTTCACGCTGTCCGGGGGCGCCCCTACCTCCTATAACGGCGGCGGCAACATGGTGGGGGTGCCCAACTCGGTCTGCTTCCAGGACGGCTACCTGTTTTTCACCATCGCGGCGGGCCAGTGCCAGGCGACTAACGTCAATTCGCTGACCATGAATGCCCTTACGTTCACGACGGCCCAGGCGAAATCATCGGTCACGTTGCTGCGGGGAATTGCGTATTCCGGCGTGTTGTTTCTGTTCACCACCGCCTCGGCCGAGGTCTATCAGGATACCGCCAATGCCGTGCCCGGCTTCCCCTACACTCGCCTCGTGGTGCTCGAATATGGGCTGATCCAGGCCAATGCTATCGCGGGTTGGGAAGACGGCTTCTCCATACTGATGTGGGTGGCGCAGGACTTCGGGGTGTACCTGATGCCGCCGGGGTCGCTCGCCCCGACCAAGGTGAGCCCGCCCGACCTCGACCGCTTGATCGAGGCGCAAGTGCGCGCCGGCGCAACGCTCGAGGCCGGCTGCTACATCATCCAGGGCAAGAAGTTCTGGACCATTTCATCGCCGTCCTGGAGCTGGGAATTCAACCTCTCCAGCCAGAAGTGGAACGAGCGGTGGTCGCTCAACACGAGCGGCATGCAAGGCCGCTGGCGCGCCACCGGCGGCCATCCGGCGTTCGGCAAATGGCTGATGGGCGACGTCCAGTCGGGCGTCCTCGCCTTTGTGGACGACACCGTGCTGACCGAGCTGGGCAACCCGCAATTGCGCCGGATCGAATCGTCCCCGGCGGTCGACTTCCCCAACCGCATCCGGGTAGCGCGGGCGGATTTCAACTTCTCGACCGGTGCCGGGATCGCGATCGGCGCGGCCCCGAACATCATCAATCCGGTGGTGGCGATTAGTTGGTCGGACGATGACGGCATCACCTGGAAAAACCCGCTCGTGCGCTCGCTGGGGCTCCAGGACAAATCGTTGCGCACGCGCGTCAGCGTCAAGAACACCGGGCTGTCGGGGCCGCAGGCGCGGCGCTGGCGGCTCGACGACACCGATTGCGCGGCGCCGTTCATGAGCGCGACGCAGAGCGATGATCCGCGGGAAAATTGATGGTCGCCCCGCTCCCGCCGCCTACCGTCAATTGGGTGAATGTGCAGGGCGCGCCAGCAAGCGGCAGCGGCAAGCCCGGAGCACCAACGCAATTTTTCGCGCAATTCATGGCGGCGGTGGCAACCGGGATCATTCAATCGATCGGCGTCGGTCTGACATTCGTCGGCGGTCTGCTCGGAATATCGTTACCCTCGATCACGAATAGCCTCAGTGCCGATGTCAACCTCAACAATACTTCCAATTATTTCGATGGTCCGAGTTGCGCGCAGGGAACCACCGGGACGTGGCTGGCGACCGGAACGATCTGTTTGACCGATACCGGCGGCGCAACTTTCTTCGAAGTCAAATTATGGGATGGCACGACAGTCATCGCCAGCGCTGCGACAACGAGCATCGCTGCTAGCGATGGAATATCCCTAAGTCTGAGCGGCGTGATTTCGTCACCGGCCGGCAATATTCGAATGTCCGCAAGAGATTCAGGATTCCCGACGGGAAAGATACTGTTCAATGTTTCCGGACTTTCAAAAGACAGCACACTCACGGTAATCAGAATAGGGTGACGATCGTCATGAACCGAATCATTCTCGCCCTCGCACTCTGCGCATGGTGTTTCGCTGCCGAAGCGGCGACATACTGCCTCAACAGCGATGGCACTCTCGCCAATTCGTCGTTACAGCCATGTATCGGTGTGCCGGGACCCGCTGGGCCTGCCGGCCCCACCGGCGCGCAAGGTCCTGCCGGTCCTCAAGGCCCTGCGGGAGGTGCGATTTCCGCCGTTCAGACATATTCCAGCGGTCCGGAGATGGTCCCACAGATCGTCACCAACACGACCGTCAATGGTGGTTGGACCTCTATTTACAGCATTCAAATCACCAATCTCAATCCGCAAGATGTCGTGATCCTGACTGGACAATACGAAGCCACGAACGATCTTGGCATCAATGTCGGCCTCGTTTCTGTTCTAGTGCGCTCCACCGTTGGTCCGAACGAATGGCAGACCAGTGCAATCGTATCGCCTGCGGCCGGCGGTGATTTCGGTTCGGTGTCTAACGACCATCATCGCGCGGTCTATATCCCCGGCATCGATACGGGGGCCAATGGAACCGTCTACTACAATCTCCTCTCATCGAGTCAGTCGACCGGCACAAATGGCCCAATTCAAATTATGCAGGGTTATGGCAATCTGCGTGCTGTCGTCTTGAAACACTAAGACACGATTTTCCGGTGACAACTTCAACAATCGGTGGAGCAACTTTCGGGCGTCCACTAATGGCGAAAATATCCAGTTTGCCCGTTTGAAATAAATGGAGCATGCCCCATGGGCATTTTTTGATATATTCGGCACCGGCGATCAGCGTCAGGCGGCCAACGATCAGATCTCCGGCATCAACCAGGGCTATTCCCAGCTCTCCGACCTGTTCGGCCAGGGCCGCGGGGCGCTGTCGACCAACTATGCGCAGGCGCTCCAGCCCTTCACGCAAAACTACTCCCAGGCCAACCAGGGCACCACCCAGCTCGGCAATCTCCTCGGCCTCAACGGCGCCTCCGGCGGCGCCACCGCGCAGAAGACTCTGGAGAACATGCCGGGCTATCAGTTCGCGCTCGGTCAGGGTTCGCAGAACGTGCTGCGCAATCAGGCCGCCACCGGACAGCTCAATAGCGGCGCCACCGATGTCGCCCTGCAGAACCAGGGCCAGGGCATGGCGAGCCAGAACTACAACAATTACGTCTCGCAGCTCCTGCCGTTCCTCAACGCATCGAACAGCGCCGCCGGCGGTATTGCAGGCGTGAACACCGGGCTCGGCAATCAGCTCAACGCCAACCTGACGAATCAGGGGAATGCGGCGTATGGGGCGCAGACTTCGATCGGCAATGCCAATGCGAATGCCGATCTCGCGGGACTGACGGCGTCGAGCAACCTGATGGGCGCGCTGGGCGGCGGGCTGAAGATGGGCGCGAGTCTATTACCGTTCCTCTCCGATGCCCGCGCGAAGGACGATATCGAACAAGTCGGCGAACTTTTCGATGGCCAGCCGGTGCACCGCTATCGCTACAAGGGCGACTCGCGCCATCAGATCGGGCTAATTGCGCAGGAAGTCGAGCGCGAGCGGCCGGACGCGGTGGTGGCCGATATGGGCGCCTATCGGAAGGAATTGAAGGGCCTCAAGGGTGTCGACTACCGCCGCGCCACCGACATGGCGGCCGAGCTCGGCCGATTCCTCAAGGCAGCATGATCGATGGGCGCATCCGACTACATGGTGGGGAATGCTCCCGGCGCGATGAGCTATGGCGCCGGCAACATGGCCCAGCAGCTCTATCAGATGATCGGAGGCCTGCCGCAGGATTACCAGCAAGGTCAGCAAGCCTTTCGCCAGAACCGGCAACAAGATCTTTTCAAAGACGGCATCCCGCAGGACCGGAATGGCCAGCCCGATTACGCCGCGATGATTTCAAAGATGATTCAGACCGGCGGCGCTCCGGTGGCGCAGCAGATGATTCCGGCCATGATCGGCCAGCAAACAAATGCGCAGATCGCCAATGTGCTCAATCCCGGGCAGTCGCCGGCGCAGCCGCCCGCACAGAACAACTCCCCGACCGGCCAGACGCCCGCCATGCTTCAGCGCGGCGGCGGCGCGGCCGCCGGCCAATCGCAATCCGGCGGCGACAACGGTCGCAATACCATCACGAGCATGGTGACGCAGAACGCCGACGATCCGGATGCTGCCGGAGCCACCATCGCGAAGGTGGCGCAATATACCGGCCTCGATCCGAACGCGCATATCACTAATCCGCGCGACGTGACGCGGGTGCAGAACGCCATGAAGGCGGCCGGGCTGCGGGTGCAGAACGCCAATGGGGTGCCGGCGGGGCGGCCGGTGCCCAATGCGTCGTCGCCGGAAGAGAGCAACGACACCACGCCGGTCGGCACCGGCGGTCCCAGCCAGGCCGCGCCCGGCGGTGGCGGGCAGGTATCGCCGTCGCCGCAGGGGGACAGCTTCAATACGCGATTCAATGCAGCCAATATGCGGCAAACACCGGTCGGCACGGAAGCAGAGGCGCGCAAGGCGATCGCGCTGGGACAGCGCCAGCAGGCCGCTGCCGCCATGTATGGGGCTTCGCCGAAAGCCGCAGAGGCGGCGCTTGCGGCAGGAAAGGCGAATATCGAGCGGGGAGAGAAAATTCTCGAAAGTCTCGGGAAGTACAACGAACCGACCACGAAGCAGAAAAACGTTGAAAGCGGCGCTGAAGGGCATGCGGCACAAGCAGCCGCCGACATAAAATATTATGACTCGCTGCATCGAGGGCTTGCCGGCTCCGGCATGATTGCGGCTCAACAAAAGCAGAACGTCGATATGCTGCGCCAGGTGGCGGAGAGCCCGTCGTTTACGCCCGGAACCGGCACGGATGCGTGGCTGACCTATCAACGCGCCTTGACACAATTCGGCATCAATCCGACCGGCGCGGCTCCGCGCGAAATCTTCAATCAGGTGTCCGCGCGCATTCTCGCCGATCAATTCTCCGGCCTGAAGTCGATGGCGGCCGAGACGGGAGAGCAGGGCGCGCGCATCTTCAAGTCGATGCTCGATATCGAGGAAAAGGCCAACATCACTCCGGAGGACAGCCTGGCGGGCATCAAGGCCAAGCTCAATCTGCTGGATAAGACCGGCGACCTGATGATGAAGTGGGCCGACAAGGCCGACGATTACAAGATCAAGCATGGCAGGCTTGATGCGGGCTTCGATAAGGAACTTCGGGCCGATATAGCGAAAGCGCGGGTTCCGAACGCGGTGCCGAAAGGTGAGCCGAAAGGAACTGGCGTTACCGGGGCCCCGCCGATCGGTCATATCGAACAGGGAATGCGGTTCAAGGGCGGCAATCACCGCGATCAAAACAATTGGGAGCCCGTACGGGCGGCCGGAGAGCGAAGCTGATGCCGGCGCCCTGGGAGCAGGATTATCACGAACCGCCGCCGGATGCCGTGAAGGCGAAACCGTGGGAGAAAGATTACGGTAGTGAAGCAAAGGCCGCCGCAAATACCCAAGAGCCCGGTCTCGGGGCGGCCTGGGAGCGCATGAAAACATGGCCGGGCCGGATCGCCGAAACCGTGGTCAGCGGCGCCACGCTGCCGCGCGATGTCTGGCAGGGCAACGTCGACCCGAACAGCGAAGAGGGTCAGCGGCGCTTGTCCGATACGGCGAGCTTGATCATGCCGGGCTCGATCGCGGCGAGAACGGGAGCGCAGGTTGCCCGGCGGACGTTTGATCAAGGTAAAGTCAATCCGGATTTCGTCGGCCAGGCGATATCCCCCGCCGTAACCGGGCCGCGTTCGCTGACCGCATTCGGAAAGCCCTTATTCAAAGGCGCCGGCGAAGATTTGCCGCAAACCATGACGCCCGGCATGGAAGCTGCCAGGACGGCATCCGATCTTGGAGTGCCATTGCCGGCGGGGCTCGTATCCGACAGCAAGGCCACCCGGGCATTGACGCAGGCGTCCCGCTCGATGCCGATCGTGGGCGCCAAGATCGATGAGCGGGTCGGGAACACGATCGAGGCCGCAGGAAATGCGGTGAATGACATTGCCGAAGGCATGTCGGGCGGCGTGCCCGACCGCGCCACCGCCGGCGCCGGTCTGCGGCCTTCGCTTCAGGGCATCATCGACGACAACAACGGGCGCATCGATCAGGTTTACCAGGCGCTCCGCCACGTCATCGATCCGGACGCGGTCACGGCACTCTCGCGCACGCGGGTGGCCCTGGACAGCATCTTCAAAAGCCGCATCGACGCCCGCATGGTCAAGCCTGAAGCCGGGTTGCAGGACATCAACAAGCTGGTCAACAATGGCGCCAGCTTCAACGGCCTGCAGCGCGCCCGCGCCGACGTCGGCAAGATCATCGGCCTTGCGGCGAATAATCCCAATCCGGGCTTCAACGTCGGTGATTTCAAGCGGCTCTACGCGGCAATGACCGGCGACATGGAAGGCGTGGTGCGAATCAATGCCAAAGGTGTGCATCCCAATCAGGCCGCCGAAGTATGGAAACAAGCGGAAGGCGCCGCGGCACAGCTCGTCGACCGCAACAAGAAGGTCCAAAATCTTCTCAATATCAAGACAGACGAAGGGGTAGTGGGGGGCATAATCAATGCGGCACAAGGCAAGAGCGGCAATGCAAAGCTGCTCATGCAATTGCGCCAGCAGATGCCGAAACAGGATTTCGAGCAGATCGTGGGGGTCGGACTATCCGAACTGGGTCATAATCCCGCGACGGGTAAATTCAGCCTCGAAAAATTCGGCACCGGCTATCGCAATTTGGGCGCGACCGCGAAATCGATTCTCTTTCCGGACCCGGCGCACCGCAAGGCGCTCGATGGAATTGCCAATCTCGATGAGGTGCTGAAGGCCAGCGACAAATATATCAACAAATCCGGAACCGGCCGAGTCGATACTCTTACAAAGATAATCGGCGGCGGCGGTGCCGTTGCCGGCGCATTGGCGAGCGGCAATATTGCAGCCGTCTTTGCCGGACTGGTAACCGGAGCCGGCGGCTTCGGGCTCGCGAAATATCTGGCGCGGCCGGCGACGGCTTCAGCGCTCGCCAAATGGATGCATGTCGCTCGGAACGCTCCCCGCGTCCCCGGACCCGCAAGACAGGCTATGCTCGCCATGGCCTCACGAAATCTCATCAACAATGTGCCAGATATCACCGGCCCCATCCGGAACGAATTGATAAAGCGGTTTGCAAATCCAACTCAGGTAGATACTGAACCCGAAGAGCAGAAGAGCGCCAATCGAGTTCGCCCAGATCAGAATAATCGCCAGGTACGCGGTAAAGATCAGTCGCGCGCTCCTCGTGTTCAGCCAGCGCAATAGCGCATCTTCGCAGCGAATCCAAAGCGTGTCTTCTCGCCACCACCAATAATGGCGGCGGACCCATTCGCTTTGATCCACAAAGATTCCGCGATCATCTTTGATTAGATTGAGAGTTTTCATGATTCGTCGCTTCGTTTTGGGCGCCGTCGCCCTCCTATGGTCATCCCTCGCCAGTGCCCAGGGCACGCTGCCGATCGCGCTGACCCAGCAATTCGCATTCACCAATTGCGTGAGTTTCACCAACGCCTGCGGCACGCCGCTGTCGGGCGGCTTGCTGTATTTCTATCAGACCGGCACCGTCAACACCGTTCAAAATTCGTTTCAGGACACCGGCCTGACGATTCCCAATTCGTGGCCGCTGGCGCTCGACATCAATGGCCGCATCCCGCCGTTCTATCTGGCGAACGGAACGATTCACGTCAGGCTCACTGACATAAACGGCGTGGTGCAATTCGATTACCCGAACATGCTGGTCATCGGTCCGTCGGCCGGCGGCGGCGGCGGCGGCGCGGTCGATCCGACCACCATCGCGTCGACCGGCGACCTCAAATGGCGACTGACCGGGGAATTCCTGTCGGGCTGGGTCAAGGCCAATGCCCAGACCGTCGGAGGGGCGGCCTCCGGCGCCACCCAGCGCGCCAATGCCGACACCCAGAACCTCTTTACGTACCTGTGGACCAATTGCCCGGATGCGCATTGCCCGGTGGTCGGCGGGCGCGGCATTTCGGGGCTCGCCGATTTCAATGCCAACAAGCAGATCACGCTGCCGGATTGCCGCGGGCGGATCTGCGGTGTCGGTCTCGACGATATGGGCAATACCGCGGCAGGACGATTGCTGGCCAGCAACGTGACCAGCGGCGGCGCCGACACCACGACAACGCCGGGCGCCAGCGGAGGCGAAGCCAATCATACGATGTCGCTCGCGGATTTGGTTACCCATACGCATGCCAATTCGCTGACCGACCCGGGACATTCTCATACGGCGACAGTTTATGCGACGGGCACCTCGGCTGTGTTCGCAGCCGGCAATGCCACGACAAACTATGGCGGCCCCGCAACGAACTCATCTGTCACCGGCATCACCATCAACAATGCCGGTACCGGCAGCGGTACGCCGTTCAACGTGATGCAGCCGTTCGTGCTCGGCACCTGGTACATCAAGCAGTAGGAGCGTAAGGGGGCGAGTAGCGAGTAGCGAAATAGCGAGTAGGGAAGCTCCTCTACTCGCTACTCGCCACTTCGCTACTCGCTCTTTTCGCTGATCCCCCATGTACTTCAACCGCGCCCTCCCGCAAGTCACCAATCGGGAGGATCTGCTGCTGATGATTTCGCTGTTCGATGACGACACCGCGCAGCCGATCAAGCTCGACGGCTGCACCACGTTCAATGCGCTGCCGTTCACCGGCGCGGCGTGGACCGTCACCGACGGCGCGATCGTCACCGCCTCGACGACACCGCTGACAATTCCGGTGTTTCCGATCGGCAACCAGGTGTCGACGCTGTCGCTCACGATCGCAAAGAACCTGAGTATCAATGTAGGCGATCCGGTCACCGTCAAGGATACTGCGAGCGGCCTCAATTCGATGACCGGATACGTGGTGTCCTATGCGGCGGCGACCGGCGCACTCGTGTGTCAGATCGGCCTCACTTATCAATTCGAAATCCGCCGCGGCGGTCCACGCAATTACGGCGGCGGCTTCGTGCCGTGGTTCGATTTCGGCACGCCCGACGATCTCGGGCCGCTGCTCTCGGCCTCGCTTGGAAACGGCATCACGATAATCGATGTCGGGATGCTTCAGCTCCTCATCCCGGAGGCGACGTTCAAGACGCTTGGGTCCGGCACGTTCTCCGGCACCACCACCGGGACACTCAATGCCGCGTTGACCATGACCGATAGCGTGAACACCCGGCAGGTTTTCCTCGTCCAATTGCCGGTGCTCTACGGCGGAGTAACAATCTAATCTTCGAGAAGACCTCAGATGAGCCTGGCCGCCAATATCCGCGTCAATCTTTCCGCCCCGTTTCCTGCCATGGTGCAGGGCGGTAGCGGCATCACGGTCACCAAGCAGAACGGCATTTGGACTATCGGGCTCAGTTCCGGGCAGCTGCTCGGGATCATGCAGGCGGCGGGCTACGTGCCGGTGACGGCCGGCTCCGGACAGATCAATTTCGGCGCCTTCCCGGGCTCGACCGATGCGCAGCTCGTCATCACCGGGCAGGCCAATATCCTGGCCGGCTCGATCGTCGAGGCGTTCATCATGCCGGCGGCGACGGCCGACCATACGGTCGATGAACATTGGCTTGATCCGCCGCGCATCCAGGCCGGCAATATCGTCCCCGGCGTCGGCTTCACGATCTATGGGGTCAATACCTGGGCATCCGGAGGACTGGACCCCGTCAATCCGATGCTCGGTCCGGGATCCGATAGCGGATTTTCCGGAGTTCCTCTCGTCCATGGCGCGTGGAGCGTCGGTTGGCGTTGGCAATAGGAGTAGTTCGACATGGCCGGCATTATCGTCGTCGGTAAGATTTCGGGACAAGGGCAGGACGTGCAGGCCGACAGCTCTGCGCTGGTGGCCCTCAAGCCCTTTAATCCGGGCGCCCTCGGGCAATACAAGATGGCGCTCAAGAGCGGCCTGATGGCGGCCGGACTCGGCGCCGGTTCTCCGATCGCGGCGTTCCGGTATGGCGGCGCCAACATCGCCACGGTGCGCCGAATTCTCTTTTCCGCCGGCGTTAACACGACCGGATTCGCGCTCGGGGCCGCGCAATTCGATCTTTATGCGGCCCGTTCTTTCACCGCCTCCGACAGCGGCGGAACGGCGGCGACGTTGACCGGCAACAACGGCAAGCTGCGCACTGCGTACGCGACCACGGGGCTCGCGGATTTCCGCGTGTCGAGCACCGCGACCCTGACGGCCGGCACCCGCACGCTCGACGCCCAGCAGCTCGAATCGATGGTGCGCTCGATGTCGGTGTCCACGAGCCAGGACATCGTCAATCCGGAGACCGAGTTTTTCAAAGCCCTGCCGGGCGATCAGCGCCTGATCCTCGCGACCAATGAAGGCTTCGTGATACAGGCGACGGTGCCGGCGACCGGAACATGGAATTTCACCGTCGGGGTGGAATGGGACGAGTCGGCGGTCTGGTAAGCGGAGGATCATATGGCGGCCGTGAAATTGTTCGGGACCGGGGACCGCGATGAGTCGCATCGCAAGCTTGAAGAGGTTCTCGCGAGCGGACTGCATCCGCTCGCGGAATGCCGGGAAGATCCCAATCATGCGGAGCATCCGTTCCAGGTGTGGAGCGGGCCGCATGTGAAGGATCATGCCGGGACCGTCTGACGACGGTCGAGAAAATCCGGGATATCGTCATGGGGCGGCGGTTCCTCCATGATCGGATGGCGCCGTGTGATTTCGGATACCAGGAATGGCTTGGACGGCTCGGCATTGCGTTCCCGTTCCAGGGTGTTCGCGATTCGCCCCTGCAGGGCGCGATCCGCGATCCCGCCATTCTTTAAGGAATGCTTAGGCGCCGGGACGATTGTCCGTACTATGGTCTTCGCCGTGGCCGCCTGTTTGATGGCGCGCTCGACTTCCTCGCAAGGCGGCAATGCTCGCGGCGCCGGCGCGGGAATTTCCGGTTGCGGCACTTCCTGCTTGGCGCCGGCCGGAATATCGTCCATCTCGGTTTCGTCGAGAAAGCCGAGCCCGCAGATCGACAAAGTGGCGCGGCGCTTGGCCTTGGTAGAGGCTTTCATCATCGCGTTACAAAGCGCCTCGCCCTTAAGATTTGCGATCGGCACCGCGCCTATGTCGGCATCGGTGCGGCCGGCGCCCCCGGCGACATCTGCCGTGACGATGAAAATTCCGTCCTCTATGGTTTTCGTGAGAGCCGTTACGGAAATCCTGTGGATGGCGCGGAGCTGGTCGGTGCATGCCTTGAGCGCATAAAGCTGCAATTCGCCATTGAGCAGGATGTATTTGAACGGTCTGGTCATCGGATTAAGACCGAGCGATTCGCAGATGCGCACGTAATATTTCGCGCGTTCGGCCTGGGTGAGGGCGGAAAGGTCGCCCTTGATCAGGACGGCCTCCATGATGGCGCCGACCTTGGCGGGATCGAATGGGGTGAGGAAATTCGCGGGGGCGTTCATG